GGCCGTGGCCGGCGCCGCGAGGGAGTGTCCATCGCTGACCCGTTCACCGTGCCGCCGCCAGGCTCCGCACGCAACCACGTCCGCGGCGCCTGTGGATAACGGGTGCAGGTTGTGGATAACCCGTACACCATCTCGATCGTGTGATAAGGCCGGAGGTGATCAACATGGCTGGTCCAGTCCCCAATCGGGAAGCCGATCTGGCGCGTCCGCGTGAGCGCAAAGGCAAGGACGTCGTGCCCGTGACCAGGGGCGAGGCCCGTCCGGTCACCATCCCGGATGCTGACCCGCTGTGGCACCCGATCGCCGGGCGGCTGTGGCAGGCCCTGACCGAGTCCGGGCAGGCCGACTTCTACCAGACCTCCGACTGGGCGTTCGCCTACTCGCTGTGCGAGGACCTGTCGCACTACAAGAAGTCGATGAAGCGCAGCGGGCAGATGCTCCAGACCATCTACTCCGCCATGGAACGCCTTCTCGTGACGGAGGCCGACCGGCGGCGGGTCCGAATAGAGCTGCACGAGCCCGACGACGACGCCGAGCCGGCCGCGGTGCTGGCCATCGCGGACTACAAGCGGGAGCTGGGCCTCGACGCCTAACACCGCCTGGGGGGTGATAGCCGTTGACCCCCGACGAGATCGACCTCCTCCAACCGACGTACATCGGCCCCACTTGGCAGCGCAACGACGACGGGTCCTGGCGACTGCCGACCCTGACTCTGGGCTGGCAGATCGCCGGCTGGTGCGCCGAATACCTGCTCGGTGAGGACAGCCGCCCGTGGCGGTTCACCCGCGAACAGCTCCGCTTCATCTTGTGGTGGTACGCCGTCGACCACTACGGCCGGTTCATCTACCGCAAGGGCGTCTTCCAGCGATTGAAGGGGCACGGAAAAGATCCACTCGCGGCAGTGATGTGCTTGATCGAGTTGGTCGGCCCGTCACGCTTTTCGCACTTCGACAAGGCCGGTGACCCGGTCGGTGTGGCGCATCCGCAGGCGTGGGTGCAGGTCGCCGCGGTGTCGCGGGATCAGACCCGCAACACGATGACGCTGTTCCCGTCGCTGATGAGCAAGCACTTCATCGCGACGTACCGGATCAAGCCGGGTGCGGAGCTGATCCGCGCCAACTTCGGCCGGCAGCGCCTGGAGGCGGTCACCAGCTCCTATCGCGCCTTGGAGGGCGGCCGGTCGACGTTCGTGGTGCTCAACGAGACGCATCACTGGATCAGGGGCAACAACGGCGACCGGATGTACGAGACGATCGACGGCAACGCCACCAAGAAGGACTCTCGCTACCTCGCGATCACCAACGCGTACCTGCCCGGTGATGCGTCGGTGGCGCAGACGATGCGCGAGGCGTACGACAAGATCGCCGAAGGTAAGGCGCTGGACGTCGGGTTCCTCTACGACAGCATCGAAGCGCATCCGAAGACCCCGCTGACGCCGGAGGCGCTGCGGATCGTCATCCCGAAGATCCGCGGCGACGCGGTGTGGTTGAACGTCGAGACGATCATCCAGTCGGTCCTGGACATCACGCTGTCGCCGGCCCGGTCGCGGCGGATGTGGCTCAACCAGATCGTCGCCGACGAAGACGCCCTGTACGGCCCAGAAATCTGGACGCCGCTGCTCGTTGACGGCGCCACCCTCAAGCCAGGCGACGAGATCACCCTTGGCTTCGACGGCGGCAAGACCGACGACGCCACCGCCCTGGTCGCGATCCGCATCAAGGACTCGGTCGCGTTCGTGCTCGGGGTGTGGGAACGCCCCGACGGGCCAGCCGGCGACGGCTGGGAAGTCAACCGCGAAGCCGTTGACTCCGCGGTGCACGAAGCGTTCCGCGTCTTCAACGTGCAGGGCTTCTACGCCGATGTGGCGCTGTGGGAGTCCTACATCGCCGAATGGGCCGCCACGTACGGCGAGGGCCTGACGATCAAAGCCGAGGGCCGCAACGCCGTCTCGTGGGACATGCGCCAGTCCCTGCAACGCGTCACCCGCGCGCACGAGCGCCTGGTCCGGTCGATCTTCGACGCCAAGATCGGCCACGACGGCGACCCGGTCCTGCGCCGGCACGTGCTCAACGTGCAGCGGCGCACCAACGCCTACGGCGTGTCCTTCGGCAAGGACTCCCGCGAGAGCCCACGCAAGGTCGACGCGTACGCCGCTTTGATGCTTGCCCACGAAGCCCTCTACGACCTGCGCACCCGCGGCAAGAAGACCCGGGTGCGGACCGGTCGCGGCTACTTCATGTAACTCCACGGGAGGTGTGACCATGGCCGATCTGGTGGACGGTGCCCCGCGGGCGGTGGCCCGGCAGCTCCTCGCGACGCTCGACCGCGACATGCCCCGCCTTCAGCGCATCGACGACTACGTCCAAGGCCAGCACGACGACCCCTACATGCCCGCCTTCGCCGACGACGAATACCGCCTCCTGGCGAAGCGGTCGACCTCCAACTGGATGCCGCTGCTGGTCGGTACGCCGGCGCAGGCCCTCTACGTCGACTCCTTCCGGCGCGGCCGGAGCGTACAGGCGTTCCAGCCGGCCGGGCCGCTCCCGGAATGGGCGCACTGGCAACGCTCACGCCTCGACGCCCGGCAGGCCGCGGTGCACCGCGGGGCGTTGACCTTCGGACACAGCTTCGCCCTGACGGAGAAGACCCGGGCCGGGAAGGTCCAGACCAAGGGCCTGTCGGCGATGCGGACCGCCGCACTGTACGAGGACCCCGCCAACGACGACACCCCGTACGCCGCGCTGACCGTGACCCGCCGCCCCGGTGGCGACACGCCGGGTGTCGCGCGGATGTGGGACGCGAGCACCGAGTACCGGGTGACGTTCACCGCCTACGGGGACGCCGACAGAGTCCGCGTCTCGGTCGTGCGCAAGCACGGCGCCAGCGAGTGCCCGGTGACCCGATTCGCCGCCGCCGTGGACCTGGAAGGCCGCACCGTCGGCGTGGTCGAGCCGATGATCGCGCTCCAGAACCGCATCAACCAAACCGTCTTCGATCTCCTCGTCGCGCAGACCTACGCCTCGTTCAAGGTGCGTACTGCCACGGGGATGGCGCCGCCGATCCGCCGCGACGCCGATGGCGAACCCGTCCTGGACGACAACGGCCAGCCGATCCCGCTGCCGGTCAACGTCAACGCGAAGCGGTTCCTGTTCGCCGAGGACCCGGACGTGACGTTCGGGTCGCTGGCGGAAACCCCGCTGGGCGGGTTCATCGACAGCATTGACATGAGCATCCGGCACCTGTCCGCGATCTCGCAGACCCCACCGCATCACCTCCTCGGGCAGATCGCGAACCTCAGCGCGGAGGCGCTGCTGGCGGCGGAGACCGCGTTGTCGCGCAAGATCGAGGAGTTCCGTAAGAGCTTCGGCGAGTCCTGGGAACGGGTCTTCCGCGTCGCCGCCGAGCTGGACGGCAACACCACCTCGGCCGACGACTTCGCCGGTGAGGTGCTGTGGCGCGACATGGAGATGAAGTCCCTAGCCCAGTCCGCCGACGGGCTCGGCAAGCTCGCCGACTCGCTCGGTATCCCGAAGCGGGGCCTGTGGTCGCGGGTACCGAACGTGACCGCAACGGAGATCAGCGAATGGGAGCAGATCCGCGAGGACGACGACGCGGAATTGCAGCTCGCGCAGTCGATCCGCCGAGCCACCCCAGACCCCGAGCGGCGGGAGCTGGCAGCGTGACGACACCCGCCCGCACGGCGGAGGCCGACCGGACGTCGGTGGCGTTCCAGGTCGCCCTGGCGCAGCTCGGCGTCGCGACGATCGAGGACGCATTGACGCTGTGGCAGGGCGTACCGCCGACCCGCACAGCCGCGGTCAGCGCCGCGTGGCTACGCCGGGCGGTCTTCCTCGTGATGACCCGCCGGGCACGGTCGCGGGATCTGGCGATGGCGTACTACCGCCTCGCCCGCGCGTTGCGCACCGGCAGGACCGTGGCGGACCCGCGTCGGCCGGAACCGGCGTACGTGACCCTGGGCACGCTGCGCCGGGAGTTCGCGGCTCTCGCCGGTCCGCCCATACCGGCGTCCCGTGCGCCGGCTCCGGCGACCGCTGCACCAGAGCCGCCCGAGGAGGAGGCGCGGGACGAGGCCACGCCGGATGAGTCTGCCGAGCAGCCCAGCGACGATGACGACGATCGCGTCCTCGTCGAGCAGATCGAGGCCATTGAACGCGAGCAGGAGCGCCTGGAGCGCGCCGCTGAAGACGAGGCCCGCAACGCCCTGGAGGAGCTGGGGCCACGCAACTTGGACCGCAAGCTCGCCGACATCGACACCACCGCACCGGCGAGGGAGGTCGACGAGCTGCGCAACGACGCCCACCGCCGCGCCGGCACCCGGCAAGCCGCAGCCGCGGAACGCCTCGCCATGAACGGTGCCCGCAGCCACCTGTGGTCCCTGGCCCAACGAGACCGCCGTGTCGTCGGCTACATCCGGCTGTCGCGGACGGGCACCCCGTGCGGCTGGTGCGCCATGTTGATCTCGCGGGGGGCGGTCTACAAGTCCGAACGGTCGGCGACGTATGCCGAAGGCGACCAGTACCACGACAACTGCCACTGCTACGCCGAGCCCGTCTACAGCCGCGAGCAGTACACCAACTCCAGCCTGTATGCGCTGAACCGCCAGTACAGCGAGCTGTGGCCGAAGGTCACCAAGGGCCTGTCCGGCAAGGCCGCCCTGTCGGCGTGGCGGCGCTTCATCCGCCAGCAGCAAGCCTCAGCCCAGGCGGCGAGGCCCACCACCAGCGTCCAGGAGGCGTCAGCAGCATGACCGCACAGAACCCCACCACCGCCCAGCCGACCGACGAGGAGACCGCGGGCACCACGCAGACGCCCGTGCCAACCGGCACACCCGAGCACCCCGGCGACGGCGAGCGGCAGGGCGAGGAGCGCGACGACGAGCTGCCCGAGTGGGCGCGTCGCAAGCTCACCAGCGCCAACGCCGAAGCCGCGAACTACCGGGTGCGGCTGCGTGAGGCAGAAGGCCGCCTCGACGGCGCGAAGACTGCCCAGGAGTACGAGCAGGCCGTGACCGAGATCAAGGCCCGCAACGCCGAGCTGGAACAGCAACTCTCCCGCGAACGCGTCGCCCGCAAGTACCACCTGCCCGACGACCTCGCCGCCCGGCTTCGCGGCGCCACCGCCCAGGAGCTGGAGGCCGACGCCAAATCGCTCCAGAAGTACACGGTCACCCCGGAGCCGGTGGTGCTCAGCGGCGGGCTGAACCCGGCCGGCACCGACACCGACGAGTCCGACCCCGGCGCGCTGGCCCGCAAGTACGGCGGACGCCGCCGCTAGATAACATGCAGATCAGGAAGCCCTGGCCTTCAATTGCGAATCCTTGACGCTTTGCCTGACCAGCGCAGAGGTGATTTTTTCCGGCAGCCTGCTACGGCGAGTATCAAGGCGATCCGCTGTCCCATCGGCGTTGTAAAGAAACACTCCGACGCTGCTAGTGGGGGAGTATTGGTCAGCCTTGCCCTTCAGGCCACTGGGGGACAGAAAAAAGACGTACTCAATTCCGGGTTGAAGCACCGGGGTGGGATCGTTGCTGACCAGTTCAGACGACACGGCTAACTGTCGCACCTTGACTTCGGCACCCAGTGCTGCACCCTTGAACGACTCAGTGACCACCACTGTTGTCGCTACAAAGGGAAGTGAGCCGATGTCATCGAACGTCGTTTCGGAAAGCGCCCTGCCGCGAATCACGATGGTGGACTCCGCCGCTAGCTGCTTCATGGTCTTAAATTCTTTGGCGCCGCAAAGGAAAACCATCTTGTCGGCACGTTTGCTCGACTCGGTCGGCTTTGGAGCGTTGATGGCGGGCGTGGCCTGCGCGGCTTCCACAGGTGGTCCCTGCCAGGTGCCCGCAGCCACCGTGGTCAGAAGCAACATGCTGACAGTGCCTACTGTCCTGCGAAACGCCTTCATTTTCCCGCCCGTCTATCGGCTGAAGATGCGTCATCATGGATGCGACGGTTCGCACATTGCACATGCCGCAGTAGCTGTCGCGAACTCCACTTGACAGTACATCTCAGGACCGGTTCTGTACGGCGCTTGCCGAAACGGTCCACACACCATAATGCTCGTCGCCCTGGGTTGCGAGCGATTTCGTCATGCCTGGAGGGCATTCGTGGCAGAACACATGATCGTCAAACCAGCGAAGCTGGCCGCCACCGCGGTCGGGATGCTGGAGCAGGAACTGGTCATCCCGAACCTGTTCCAGAAGGAAGGCGTCGACCAGTTCAAGGGCGCCGAGAACGACACCATCAGCGTGCCCGTGGAAGGTGTCCTGCCGTTCCACGAGTACGCGTGGCGCAACGACCGCTCGAATCCGATCGTGTTCGATCTCTACAAGGAGCGCAAGATCGCCGTGACGTTCGGCGGCAACGTGTACTCCGCGGTCAAGGTGACCGACGAGCAGAACGACTTCGACCTGCCGAGCTGGGCGAAGCTGCTGCGCCCGCAGGTCAAGGCCGTCGCCCGGGGCCTGGCCCGCCGGGCGGTCAACGTCCTGACCGGGCAGGCGTACTCGGTGACCATCGGCAACACCAGCACGAACCTGCGCGGGGCGATGATCGAGGCCCGTCGGGTGCTGAACAAGTTCCAGGTGCCCGGCGACGTCCGATACTTGCTCGTGGGTACGGACTTCGAGTCGGCGCTGCTGAACGACGAGAAGCTGAACCTGGCGCAGAACGTCGGCGACGCCGAAGCCCAGTCCGCCCTGCGCACCGCCACGCTCGGCGAGCGGTACGGGTTCCGGATCATCGTGGACCAGACGATCCCCGGCGACACCGCCTACGCCTTCGCCGGCTCCGCGTTCATCTTCCTGTCCGCCGCCCCGTCGGTGCCGCAAAGTGTGCCGTTCGGCGCGACGCAGTCCTTCGAGGGCATCGCGATGCGGTGGGTCCGCGACTACGACCCCACCTACATGCAGGACCGCTCGGTGGTGAACACCTACGCCGGGTTCCGTTCCGTCTCCGACGTCCTCGTGGGCTGGGATGAGGACGCCCGTAGCGAAGTCGTCTCCACGCAGGAACACTTCGTCCGCGGCGTGAAGCTCACCCTCGAAGGCGGCTCGGTGTACCCGCCGGCCGCCGGAGAACTGGCCAAGATCACGGGCATCTCCGACGCCGAGCCGTGGCCCCGCCAGGCGGCCGACGCCACCACGCAGACCCGCACCCGGCGGACGACCTCCTGACCAGCGGTGGGGGGCAGCGGGCTAATGCCGCCGCCCTCACCGCTGTCATGGCACTCCGCGCTGCCGTGCGGGTAAGCCGGGGCAGTTACAGAACGTAGGTGGAGATCATCTGGCCGAGTGGGACGACGTCATAGCGGCCCTTGAAGCTCATGCTGACCTTCCCCAGGCCGCTGAACCACAGTTCCAGATCCGCGCCGACGTTGAGTTCTTTGGCGGTGCCGACCGAGAACGCCTGGACCCGGCTGTAGGGAAACGAGGAAAAGTCGCGACGTTTACCGCCGAATCCCTGAACATCCATGGTGATCACCCGTTTGTCGGTGAACACGATGGAGTCGCGGATTGTCCTGAAGCACAACACGATCCGCTCATCGGGGACCAGCAGGGCAGCGATGTCAGAGGCGACCGCGTCAGGAGCGATGGGCTCCAGCAGCGCGAAGGCGTTGTTCTTCGATAAGTCGATCACGACGTCATGGTAGGACCGTCCGTCGATGCCCCTTGAGGCCGGTCCAACCCGTCCTTTCCGATACCTGTTGGAGCCGCCTATGGAACCGCTCGCGACGTTGCAAGAGCTGACCAACCGCCTGGACTGGACCCTCGACGCCGACGAGTTACGGATCGCAGCCGGCGCCCTGGAAGACGCTTCCGACCTGGCGCGGGGCTACGGCCGTGACTGGGACGCCGCCACGGCGCCGCGCCTGGTCCGCACGTTGGTATTGAAGGCGTGCCGCCGGTATATGAACAACCCCAACGGCTATACCCAGTCCCGCGCCGGGGACGAAACCCTCGGCTGGAACGACGCCGCAGGCGAGAACGCCGGCACGGTCTACTTCACCGCCGACGAGCAGAAACTGCTCCAGGGCTTGGCGGGTAAGGCGTCCGGGCTGGTGTCCGTGCCGGTGACGGCGTGGGGCTCGCAACGCACGAAGCCAATCGGGTGGGTGCCGGTGCAAGGCGGGGGTAAGCCGTTCCCGTTGTTCTCTGACGAGGTGGAGCCCTGGTGAGCGTGCAGCGCAGACGCGGCCAGCGTGCCCTGATCTGGAAGTCGATGAACATCACCGACAACCGGGGCAACGTCGTGTCGGTCGCCGACGACGATGGCCCGTACGAGGTGCGGGCGGTGTTCATCCCGCAGCGCTCGGCGCGTGCGGAGGTGCCTGGTCAGGCGCAGATCAACGTGACCCGGATGCTGATCGACGCGAGCACCGAAGACGTGGACCTGTGGTCGCGGGTCGAGTGGGCGGGACACATGTGGGACGTCGTGACCCCACCGGCACACCATCACGGTTCGCGGCGGGTGCGGCACTGGTCCATCGATATCCGGCAGCGACCCTGATGGCCTACATCTACAAGGGCCTCAACGGTCGGAAGATGAGCGAAGTCATCGCCCTCAACGAAGGCGTGCAGGCCGAGCTGGAGGCCCGCACGTTTGAGATCGCCGTGCGGGCGGAGGCCGAGTTGGTGGAGCACCGCCAGGACGGGCACGCCGCAATCGACATCGAATCCGGCGACATCGACTTCTACGTCATCTTGTCCGATGAACGCGGCCAGAAAGCGGCGTTAAGCATCGAGTACGGCCGCGCCGGCTCCATCGACCCTGAGACCGGGCAGGAGTACGGCGAGATGCAGGGCCTGTTCATCCTGCACCACGCCGCGCACCTTCCCGCCACACGCCGGTCGAAGATCAAGGTTCCGCGGCTGCGACGCAAGCGAAGGGGGCGCCGATGAGCGGCATACCCTCACGGGTGCGGGCGATGGCTGAGCTGAGCCCGGTCGAAGATGTCCTGCTGACCGTCCTGCGCCAAGCGTTGGCCGGGGTGAGCGTGCAGTCGTTGATCTGGGCTAAGCAGCGCTTCCCGCTGGTGCTGGTCCGCCGGGCGCCCAGCTTCGGGGAGTGGCAGGGCGATACCCGGTTCCTCGATTCCGCGGACGTCGTCGTGCACACCTTCGCGCAGGACCCGGACGGTG